CTGATAAAAGGTGGGCGCACGAATTGATTGAGGAATGTAATGACTTCCCATCAGGTGCCAACGATGACCAAGTGGACTCAACCACTATGGCGTTAATGAGATTTAGACAAGGTGGGTTCATAAGATTACCTAATGATGAACCTGAAGATATACCAGGATTTAGAAGTTCTCGAAACAGATTATACGCAATATAAGGAAACGATATGGCAATTAACGTAGATAAAAGTTTAGCACAAGCTCCTCAAGGCCTAGAAGAATTAGCGATGGGTCAACCAGACCTAAGTATTGAAATAGAAAATCCAGAGAGTGTAACGCTTGATGATGGCAGCATGGAGATAACCATTGTGCCAGGTAAAGAAGTTGATGATGAGTTTAATGCTAACTTAGCAGAAGATATGGATGAAGGTCAGTTAACTGAGTTGTCAGGTAATTTACTTGGTGAGTATGATGCTGATATTAATTCAAGAAAAGATTGGTTAACTACTTATGTTGATGGCTTAGAATTACTAGGTTTAAAAGTAGAAGACAGAACAGAACCGTGGCCTGGTGCATGCAATGTGTACCACCCCTTAATGACAGAAGCGCTGGTTAAGTTCCAAGCTGAAACTATGATGGAGACATTCCCAGCTGCAGGCCCAGTTAAAACAGTAATCGTTGGTAAGCAAACAAAAGAAAAAGAAGATGCTGCTGAACGTGTAAAAGATGATATGAACTATCAGCTCACGGATATGATGCCTGAGTATAGACCTGAGCATGAAAGAATGTTATGGGGTCTAGGTTTATCTGGTAATGCCTTTAAGAAAGTTTACTATGATCCTAAGATTGAACGTCAAGTATCGATGTATGTTCCTGCTGAAGATATTGTAGTTCCATATGGCGCATCTAATTTAGAAACAGCAGAGCGCGTAACGCATGTTATGCGTAAAACAAAAAATGAATTGCATAGATTACAAGTTGCAGGGTTCTATAGAGATATTGATTTAGGTGAACCTTATTCAGATATTGATGAGGCTGAAAAAAAGATTGCAGAGAAGTTAGGGTTTAATCCTACAGAGGATGACCGTTATAAAATATTAGAAATGCACGTTAATATAGATTTAGAAAATGGTGATAGTGAAAATGATATTGCCTTACCATATGTAGTTACTATTGAAAAAGGTACAGGTAATATTTTAGCTATACGTCGTAATTGGAATCCAGACGATAAATTAAAATCTAAACGTCAACACTTTGTGCACTACGGATATATTCCAGGATTTGGTTTTTACTGTTTTGGTTTAATCCATTTAATTGGCGCGTTTGCTAAATCAGGCACAATGATTCTTCGTCAGTTAGTTGATGCAGGTACACTATCTAATTTACCAGGAGGTCTCAAGTCTCGTGGTCTTCGTATTAAAGGTGATGACACCCCAATTGCTCCAGGTGAATTTAGAGATGTAGATGTACCATCAGGTGCAATACGCGATAACATTTTACCATTGCCTTATAAAGAACCAAGTCAAGTTCTAAACCAATTGATGAATCAAATCATTGAAGAAGGACGACGTTTTGCTTCTGCGGCTGATATGAAAGTATCAGACATGTCTGCTAACAGCCCAGTAGGTACTACATTAGCAATCTTAGAAAGAACTCTCAAAGTAATGAGTGCAGTTCAAGCGCGTATTTACTATGCGATGAAACAAGAGTTTAAATTGCTTAAAGGTATTATTCGTGATTACACGCCAACAGAATATAGCTACGAACCTGAAATCGGTGATAGACGCGCTAAACAATCTGACTATGATAATGTAGATGTAATTCCAGTTAGTGATCCTAATGCAGCTACGATGTCACAAAAAGTGGTTCAGTATCAAGCAGTTATGCAAATGGCTCAAGCTAATCCACAAATATATGATCAAGTAGAACTAAACAAACAAATGCTAGAAGTACTAGGGGTTAAGAATATAGGTAAACTTATACCAAGTGCTGATGATCAAAAACCAAAAGATCCTGTATCAGAAAATATGAATATTATTAACGGTAAACCTGTTAAAGCATTTATGTATCAAGATCATGAAGCGCACATTAGAGTACATATGACTGCTATGCAAGATCCTAAGATTGCACAACTCATAGGTCAAAATCCTCAAGCTCAAGTAATACAAGCAGCTGCAATGGCTCATATTAATGAACACATTGCCTTTGCTTACAGACAACAAATAGAAAAACAATTAGGGGCATCACTTCCTGCTCCTGATGATACTTTACCTGAAACAGTTGAAGTTGAATTATCTAAACTTACAGCTCAAGCTGCTGAGCAATTATTACAACTTAATCAAAAAGAAGCTGCTCAACAACAAGCGCAACAACAAGCTCAAGATCCGTTAATTCAAATGCAACAACAAGAACTAGCTATAAAAGAAAAAGAAGTTATGATTAAAGAACAAAAAACTATGGCTGATATTGAATTAGACAAAGCAAGATTAATGCTGGATAAAGAAAAAATTGATTCTCAAGAAAGAATTGAAGGCGCTAAACTTGGAGCTAAATCTGCTTTTGATAAAGATAAATTAGAAGCTGATCAAAATGCTCGTGGAGTAGAAATAGGATTAAAACTTTCTGAACAAGAACAGGATACACAATTAACTGAGGAGTAACACATGGACCAAACGCTAGAGCTATTATTGTCTCGAATAGATGATCAGCGCAAAACAGTTTTAATAAATTTAGGAGACGGAGCAGCAAAAGATTTTGCTTCGTATTCAAATATGGTCGGATATGTACGAGGTCTATCCGTCGCAGAAAGTATGATCAAAGACCTTGCACAAAGAATGGAGACATATGACGATGAGTGACATACTCACAATGAATAAAAGTTTGGTGGATTCTAATGGTCGACCGATTGTTGTTCCAAATATTGAAGATGTAAATGCAGAAGATATACCAATTGAAGAACGTGGTTTACAGTTACCTGAGCCTAAAGGATACAAGATACTTTGTGCAATTCCTGACGCCGCAGAAACTTACCAAGGTGGTATTGTAAAAGCAGATTCAACTAGAACTATTGAAGAACATTCAACTGTAGTTTTATTTGTAGTAAAAGTAGGTGACTTAGCTTATAAAGATGAGACTAGATTTCCTACAGGTCCATGGTGTAAAGAGGGTGATTTTGTTTTGACACGTGCATACGCGGGTACAAGATTTAAAATCCACGGAAGAGAATTCCGCATTATTAACGACGATACGGTTGAGGGGGTTGTTGAAGATCCTCGCGGCTACACTCGCGCATAAGGAGTAATATATGGCTGACGTAAAAGATGGAGATATTGTTTTTGAATATCCAGATGATGACGAAATACCAGGTAGTAAAGTATCAGACGAAAAAGAAGTTTTTATTCAAAAAGAAAAAAATGAAATAAAAGTAGAAACAAAGGCTGATGATATTGATCTTGAAATTGAAGACGATACCCCCGCAGCTGATAAAGGTAAAGAACCCTTACCTAAAGAAAAGGTCGAAGAACTAGAAAATGACACACTAGAAGATTATTCTGAACGTGTTAAACAACGTATGGCTCAGCTTAAAAAGGTTTGGCATGACGAAAGACGTGCTAAAGAAGCTGCTGATAGAGAACGTCAAGAAGCAATTAGATTTGCACAACAAGTTGCTGATGAAAATAAAAAACTTAAGTCTTCTTTAAGCTCGGGAGAAGAAGAATATGTAAAAGTAGTAGGTAATGCATTAGAACAGCAGCTTACTGTGGCTAAACGAGACTATCGTGAAGCATATGATCTAGGCGATTCTGAAAAGATTATAGAAGCTCAGACTAAGATGAATGATGCTCAAATGCGTTTATCTCAATTACAGCAATATAGACCTCAGTTTAAAAATGCTGGACAAGAGCCAGAAAACCCTGTATATATACAACAAAATGAACAACCTTCATTTAAACCAGACTCTAAAGCTACGGCTTGGCAAGAAAAAAATGATTGGTTTGGTAAAGATGAAGAAATGACAAGCCTTGCATTAGGCTTACATGAAAAATTAGTTAGAAGTGGGATCAGTCCTACCTCTGACGAATATTATCGTCGTATTGATAGTACGATGCAGAAACGATTCCCAGAAAACTTTGGGGATGCAACGCTAGACGAGGACCAACCCGCCCAGCGCACTAAACCTTCGACT